TATCCTGTTTCTTATTGTTCCCTGAGACATTTGTCTATAAACACTTCCATATTTTGTTATAAAAAGCCATTCACTAGCTATCTCTTTATCTTCTCTGATTTTGATCCATTCTTTTAAAAGAATTTTACATTTTTCAAAGAAAAAGGCATTCACTATATAACCTTCTTTTTCTTTTACTCCTTCAAAATATCCCTCTTCTAATCTTAATTGTTCCAATTTTAAATTTTGAATTGCTGAAATTCTACAAGCACTATCTAAAAATAATTCCCATAAAATCCTATCTTGAATATCATACTTTTTACTTTGAAATTTCATAAAAAGTCTAACAGTAAGTATTTGTTCGGTATTTAAAAAATAATTTTTCCTAATCTTGTCTTTTTCGCTAAATTTTAATCTATCTAATTTTTTATCAAATGGATGAAACTTGCATTTATTCCTTCTAACACACCATAAATAAAAGCTACTAACTGATGTCGTTTTATTCATTAGTGTCCTTTTGCTATTTCCTAAACTCCTGCAATGGTTTCTGTACTCTTCCATAATTTGAGGCATTTCCACCAATGTGTCTTTACTCAATAAATACCTATTTTTATATTTTTTTTGAAACCATATAAGAAATAACTTGAAATTACTGATATAAGTAGAATAAGTTGTTTCCCATGTTTCATAGTTGCTACTTTTACAACTATTTAGATACTGCTTATAAATCTCCACATTTTCCTTTTTTAACTCTTCCCATCCTTTTAGTTCCATACTTTGTACCTCCTTCAAATTTGTTAGGTACATTTTATATAAAAGTAAATAGATTGGAAAATTTATTTACAAATACAGTTGAACTAGCAACTAAAATAACTAAAAGTACAAATATTCCAGAATTAAAAAATTATAAATTTTGGCTTGTAGACATAAGTATTTCCATTCATCTTAATGGAATAAGTCATCAAAAATATACTTTTACAGCAACCTCAGCTGTTGGATTTTTCTATAATGATAATTTTCATACCCTTGGAAAATATGCTGTCCAAATTGATACAAATGGTAATATAACACTAACTGGGGAAGCTGTCCAAAATGGTTATATTAAAGTTAGTATTTATGGAATATACTAAAATAAAATTTAACTTAACTATTTACAGATAAAATTTGTGCAATAAAATTATTATCTGCTGTAGAATTTGTAACAGTAGAATGAGTAATTGTTATTACATTATTTTTAAAACTTAAAACAAATTCTCTTGTATCAGAAGTTATACCTACTGTAAATGCAATATCCCTATTTTTTATAATTTCTGTTCTTAATATGATTGGAGTAAAATAGTAAAAATTATTATCATCAGCATAATTTATTCCTATTATTTCTATAAATTTAGAGTTACTAGGAATTGTCCCAAGTGTCTGTCCTTTTGTTGCAGCTCTACCCTTAAAAATTTCAGAATATTTAAATAGATTTTCCAATCTCTCAAGAATTGAATGACTGTCCATAGCGATATAATTATTGATATTTGCTGAAATATCAGTATTATTATTTTTACACAAGTATAACTTCTTTGTATTTTTGTCAAAGTAGGTTTTACCTGCTTCTTTTAAACCTATTTCATTTAAAACACCACCATAAGTTTTTCCAGTTATTTCTTCTATTTTATTCCCTTCTAGTGCTGTATTTCCTTGAGTTCCATATTTAACTATTCCGTACTGCTCAGCTGAAGCATAGTCTGTTTTATTTACTTTTTTATTCATTCCTTCATTAAACTCTTGAAGTGATACATAACTATGCAAATCAATTTTGGCATCAACTTTTGAACCACTTGTTATATTGAAATAAATTACTATTATAAAAGAATGTGGGCTATCTTTCATTAATGGAATATAATCATATTTATCTCTAGCATTAGCATAAGCATAAAGAATTTCTTCACCTTCATTTCCTTGTGCATAAAGTCCAATTTCTCTGAAGATTTTATCTTCTCTTAGCTCAGCATTAGAAAATTGAAGTTCTATAGCTACTATATTTTTTTCATCTCCCTGTATCTTACAACTAGTTACACTAGCTGTCCCCCATACTTCTTTTATATCTGTTAAGAATCTAATCTCATCATTTGAAGTTATTGAACCACTTCCTAACTTTGCTTTTGTAAAAGTTAAAGTTTCAGATAAGTTTCCATTTATCTTTGCTTGAAGTTGTTCACCTTTTTTTGTTAGCTTTAAGCCTTCAAAATAACTCATTATGTAGTCCCTCCTATTTGAATTATCTTAGTAAATCCTATCCCTTGAGCTATATTCAATTCTGAATTTATCCTCATAGTTTGATCCAGTTTAAAATCAGCTTTTATCTCTATTTTTTTCATATTCTCAACTATTGATGAGTAATATTTATTACTTTTATTATTAATTATTTCAAGTTCCCAATACATTCTTGCTCCAGCTTCACAAACTTTATTTAAATCAGGCATTTTATTAATAACTTTCAAGTCATCAACCATATTTACTTTAAATAGCTGGCTTGCTACTTCTTGTAATGGTCTGGTCTTTAATTTTGTAACTTCTTTATTAGTAAGTTCTCTCGTTAATGAAAGTAAAAACTCCGTATTGGGTAATCCATCAAGTGCCATTTTTTTAATAATCAATGCTTGTCTATAAGTTTCATCATCTCGACCATTTCTCTTTTCATCATATCTTTCCCCCATAAAATCTAAGAATATCCCTGAACATTTCAATAGTGATGTTTGATTTTTTAAGTCCTCTATTAAGGCATTTATGTACTCAATAACAGGCTTCAAGGTCTTATAAAATTTAATTGTATTTTCCTTTTGAAAATGTAAAGGTAAACCCTTTATAACCTCATCTATCATGATATTCTCCCAGCACTCTTTGGTATTTCATTAAAGTTTAATTGAATTGAATTACTCCAAATAAGAGTACTTTTTTTTCTAAACTTTAAATCAAAATCAGTGTATTTATAGTTTTTATTGTAAAGATATTCATATAAGAATGTCCCATTTGATAGTAAAGCCCCTATTCCAGCTTCATTAATGTACTCATCAATTAAGTTTTTGATTTTCAATTCATCAGCACTTTTTATATCCAATTTATATTCAATTTCTGTTTGAGTTGGTCTGTCAAATCTTATAACTTCATAATGATTTGGTACAGATGTTGGAACATTGACAACAACACTTCCCCTTGTATCAGGTGTATGAATGTGCATATAAATAGCATTTGCTATTTCTTCTTTTATTCCTCCATCTACAACTATCCATATGCTTTTTGGAGAAAGTCCAAAACTGTCAATGTTCATTGTATTATTTCTTATCCCATTAGCACTTTTCACTCCTGATAATTTTCTAATAGCATTTAAAACAGGCAATAAAGCCCATTCTCCTTTACTATTTCCAGCTAAATATCTTTTTAAATACTCATAATCAGTTTCAGGAGAAAGCCCACCTTCTCCAATTTCTATATTTTGTACATCTACTATTGAAGCTGGTGCTTTTATAACTTTTTCAATTTTATTAATTTGAATGTTTCCTTCTTCTCCATCGAACAAGCTTTGAAATAGTATTGTTTTAGTCTTTGAAGAATCCACCTCAAACCTTTCTATGTTTTCATATCTTGTCCCATTTTCTGCTTGGATAATAATATCCCCCTGTATTACATCAACAAAACCTGTTGCTGTAACTTTACAATGTACTTGTGCTTTTGTTCCAAACCGTCTAGGAAAAAAATATAATAAATTGTCTAATTCTTCATTTTGTGCATTATAAATATTTAATCCTCTTGCTATTGAAATAATCTTATCTTCCAAATAAGAACAAAGGTATATGAAAGGTGCTGCTAGTTTATAATAATCACCAGTTGGCTCAACATTGAAATCACTCCCAAAGTTTTCCTTTTTCTGTGCTTCTTTTTGTGTTAATTCCATAAGTCCTTGAAAGCCTTTTGTTTCAAATTTATCCACTAATAATCACCTCTTTTTCTATATCATTATGTTCTTTATGAGTTATATATATTTTTGCTTTTAAAGTTCTTTCTTCCTCAGAAATTATTTGATAACTAACTGACTCTATTTCACTTCTAAACCATTCTTGTAACTTTCTGCAAATATGTTCAAGTTTATACTCAGCTACATCTTGTTCATTTATTATTCTTATATCAAGCCCTAAATTTTCATCATAAAAGCACTCTATTGAGTATATTTTTAAGGAGTTTACTACTCTTTGCCAAAACTCTTCTATTCCTAAAATAGTTGAAAAGTTAATATCTCCATCATTCATTTTTATAGCTTTCATTAAACTACTCCTCCACTTGTGTCATTTCCTTTTGCTATTCCTGAGTGTCTATGATTTTTTAAGCTCTTATCTCCAGCCTTAACATCTTCTGTTGCTGAAATAGTTCCAGTTGAGGATATATTCCCCATTTGTGTTGTATTTCCTTTTTGAGTAGTATCTCCAGTTATTTCAACATTCCCTTTTTGACTAGAATTTCCTTTTAAATCAATATTTCCTTCCTCTAATCTATCTCCAATAATTCTAATATCAGAAGGAAATTCAAGACTTTCACTAGCATTTGGGATTGTGAAAGGTAAAATAAAACCATTATTTAAATTATTCCTTCTATTTGAATCCATAACATCATGAGAACCTTGACTTATATATGAAGAAATATCAAAAGTTAATATAAAATATGGCATTATATCCCCTTCTTTGATATTCCAGTCAATATGGTCTTTACTATCTCCAAATAATGCGACTGGAACATTACGGAGTACAGGCAAAGCAACTCCATTGGGACTAAACAAAGGCTCAGCATCTACAAATCTACCCTTTCTTATTTTTTGTATTTTTACTAGAATTATCCTTATGTTTTCCATCATCTTTCATCACTTTTACTCCTAGTTTCATATTCCAACTATCATTTAAAGAAATATTTACCTCTTCAACTTGCATAAACCCACTGACATCATCACTTGAAACATATATAATATCTCCTTTTTTTATATAGTGAATTGGGAAACATTCAACAGTATAATCATATTTATTGCTTTCTTTTACAGTTTTCTTTTTCTTTTCTTTACTCCATTTTTCATCTTTTTTACTATCAGTTTTTTTATTATCTGACTTTTTATTTACTTTTGTTTCCTTTTCCTGCTTTTCAACAGCTTCAGGATTATGTATCAAACCACTTTCAAAAGTTAAATAAATAGCTTGATTTTTCTGCTTATCTGTATAAATATAAAGATCATCACCTTTTAAAGTCATTTTACTTTCTGAGTCCTGAACTAATTCTTTTAACTCCTGAAACCCTTGACTATAACAAGTAAAACCATTTGTATAAACTTTGTCTTTATTTAGATCTATAGAAATAAGATTTAAACCTAGTTCCTTAGTAACTTCCTTAATAGCTTCTGATATTCTTACATTCCCATCTAAACTAATAGAAACTATTTTACTGCTATTCTTAGTTCTCTCTGAACAGGTTAGCTCTTGAACAAAAGAAGCTCCATCCCTTGCCTTTTTCTTTTTAATAACTTCATACTTAGAATAATATCCAATATCAGAATCATATCCAAACCAAAGCTCTATCTCACTTCCTACCTCAATATCTTGACTTAAATTGTATATTTTAAATGTTCCTACTCCTACTTTTCCTTCTTCTCCACTTTTTACTTCAATATCAAATTTTAAACCATCGTTATTATGGTCATTTACTTTTACTCCATTTATAACAAGATATGAATTTCTTGGGAAAATAGGTCTATTTGCTATAAATTCCATTATTCCTCCACTAAAAGTTCAATTTTATCTATATTTTCATAGTCAATTTTTACTGCTTTTCTATCCAAAGTATTAGGAATAATATATTTTTGAGGATATTTTTTATTAAAATTTCCTTTTTCATCAACTAATTTATTAAACCAAAGTGGAATCCCAAATAAAATAGGCTCATTTGGATATATTAAATTATTCTCAATATCATACAGTGTTACATATACCCTTTTATCATAAGAATTATATGTAAATTCAAATTGAAAGGTTGTCCCTGCAATAGTTACATCAGTTATATATGGAATTGATTCTTTCATTATATTTATTTTCATCCTTATGCTCCTGGTAATTTTATATGCTCACTTTGTAAATCCCCTTCCCAATCTTTTTTTCCACTAACCTTATTTTTTGCTTTTGTTGTTGCTGTTGTTTTAATTTTTG